TCAGTTAATAACGGGCTCGTTAAGATGTCGGTCGCTCTGCGGGGCAATCTCGTTGATGACACGACTATCGTGACGCTTGAGGCATCGACTGTTCCCGGATCACCGAAGTATAAAGCTAAATTTGCTAACGCCCGGTTTAGACTTAACTCTCAGGCCGGAGCGGCTCTCGGCGACGATGACATCGTTCACCCGAATAACTACACGCTTGAGTTTGAGCGGAAGCCTGACGCTGAGCACGTCGCCGGGTTGTTCGGGATCATCGAGCCTCTCGAGACCGATAAGCCTCAGATTAAATTGACGCTTGAGTTTCCCAGGATGGATGCGATTAACGCCGCTTATTTTAAAGACTGGTCAGACGGCAATGAAAAAAAGGCCGATATAGTTTTTCCCGGCCCGACAATCCCTGGCACATCCCGGACATATCAGCTCAAGTTTGACCTCCCTCGCTTAGCGATTGAGGATGTCGAATTTGCTGACTCAAAGATTATCCCGGCGAAGGTCGTCTTACGAGCCCTCGAGGCTGAGACGGCGCCGCTTGGCATGACAGGTGAGACAAAGCCGATTTATGCTGAGCTCACGACCCGGCTCGATGGCGACTGGTCGGTGCCGCTTCCTGAGATAAATAGCTTTGCAGTTAAGACTGGCGGCCTCGGAGCGACACAGGTCACTCTCGAGTGGGACGTCACGGGCGCCGACTACTTTAAGGTTCAGCTCTATAATGAGGCCGAGCAGAGATGGGAGACCAGGTTTTACTCTGACGATCCTACGGAGACCGAGGGTCTGATTACAGGCTTGACGCCTGAGACCACGTATCACGCGATCTTAATCGCCGGCAACTCAGGCGGCGAGAGTGCCTCAGACGTGCTGGAATTCACGACGTTGGCGAGTTAAGGAGACGAGGTGAGCGATGTTAGACGTTAAAACTATCCATCCTCAGATTACCCGGACATTTAAGGCTCTCATCGGTGGTGAGCCCGTTGAGATCACCCTGACCCTGAGGCCGGCTGACTTGAGTGTCGTCGACTACGGCAAGATTGACCAGGCGGGTGCGGTCGGGCCGGCGACCTTCGAGCTCTGTCGTCAGGTCATCGTCGGATGGGACTTGACCGACAACGGCCAGCCCGTGCCCTGTAACGACGAGACAAAGGCTAAGTATCTCGGGCTCTTAGTCTCGCTCCCGGTCGAGGTCGTCGTTGATGATAAGCCGGTTACCTCAATGCTCGGGGTCGAGGTCGTGGTCACGGCGGGTGATCTGAAAAATTTTTTCGAGGTCTGACGGCCTTCGCCGATTTATACGGCGAGCGCTGGCGCTCGGTGCTGAGGCCGGAAGACCACGAGCGACACGAGAGCGAGGCTGAGCGTGAGGCATGCGTTAATTGTCAGCTTGAGCGGCTCACGGCCGCTTTCACTCCGTTCGAGTCGTTTACCCTCTCATTTTACCGCTCATTTTTTACCGAGCTCGGGCGCTCATCAGGCGTCGCGGCGATTGAATACTCGAGGCTCGGCTATGACTACATTGAGCGAGAGGTGCTCGTTGAGGCACTCGAGACGCTTAGAGAGTTATATCAAAAAATCTCAAACGATAAGGCTGAGGAACGATGGCAGATGTCAAAATCCTGATTGAGGCCGACGCCTCAGGGGCGATCCAGTCAATCAAGCAGGTCTCGGGCGAGGTCTCTCAGCTCGGGTCTGAGACCGAGAAAACCGATAAAAAGACGGGTGGTTTTACCTCTACCATAGCCTCAGGAATCTTGACTTATCAGTTGGCGACTAAGGCGCTTAGAGCCGTCGTGGACGTTACTAAGCAGGCTATTGCGGCCGCCGCAGAGTCTGAGTCGGTCGACCGAGCGCTTCAGACTGCGCTCGAGACAACCGGCCGCTCAGCCGCTCAGCTTTTCCCTCAGTTTAACGCCCTGAGTCAGGCGATCCAGCAAGAGACGACAATCTCTGACGAGGCCGCCCGCTCGGCTATGACTCTGCTCGTTCAGATGACGAACCTCGACCGGCGAGGGATAGAGCAGGCGACAAAATCTGCAATCGGTCTCTCTAAGGTCTACGGGATGGATCTTGACTCAGCCATCCGCATCGTTCAAAAAGCCGTTAACGGCCAGACCGCGATGCTTCAGCGATACGGCATTCAGATTGACTCGACCCTTCCGCTTGAGGAAAAACGGGCGGCGATTTTTGAGCGACTATCACCGCTTTATGAGCGAGCCCGCTCTGAGACTGAGACTTACTCAGGTGCGATGGCTCAGCTCAAAAATACCATCGGCGACTCACTCGAGACAATCGGTCTGGCGATTATTAAAAATGAGGACTTTGCAAAACTAATTAAAGACGTCAATGAGCGGATAAAGACTTTAACATCCTCAAGTGATTTTAAGCTCTGGGCTTCAGGTCTGGCCGAGATGCTGACTAAGGTCATCAAGGTCACCGAGAAGGCATTTGCGACTCTAAGCAATTTTATAAATCAAACTACTATTTTTTTTGCTGGGCTGTCAAAAACAAATAAGCAATACGACGAGTCTGTCCAGCGGATGGCGGCGGCGTTAGAGCGAGCCCGGGCGGCTGGACATTATCTTAAAGAGACTAACGTCGACGTTGCGGCATCCGCTCAAGCGGCAACAGAGGCTATCAACGAGACAGGTAACGTTGCCATCGTTGATGAGGAGGCTAAAAAACGGGCGGCGGCGGCCGCTAAAAAGTTAGCTGAGGAAAATCAGAAGCTCGCCGAGGCTGTTAAAAAAGTCAGAGATCAGCTCGACCCGACGGGCGCTAAGATCCGGGCGCTTGAGTCTCAGATCAGCGACCTCGTTAAGGCTCAGGAGCGAGGTCTCATAACTACAGGGGAGGCGTCAAGGCTTATCGCAGAGCTCAGGCGTGAGATTGAGTCTCTGCGGTCACCGCTTCAGGCGTTACCGAAAGAGCCCGGTAAACTCGGCGAGGCTATACGTCAGATGGTCTTAACTACCAGGCCGATGATAACCGACTGGACTCGAGATGCCACAGACCGCTTTAAGGAATGGGTCGATAAGGTAAAAGAGGAAATGTCAACTCTGGGCGAGACCTTTGATAAGGTCTTTTCGGGCTTAAACTCGATTTTCGCTCAGTCTCAGCGGAATAGAGAGATAGCGATTGAAAACGAGTATAAACGCCGGCTTCAGACAATCAACGCGACGATCAAAGATGAGACACGTCGGGCGAGGGCTGTCGAGGCACTTGAGGCTGAGTTTGAGATTAAACGCACCTCAGCTCGAAAGGCGGCGGCGAGAGAGGAGAAAGCCACGGCGATTTTTCAGGCGATAATTAACACCGCCCGGGCTGTCGTTGAGGCTCTGCCGAACCTCTGGCTGGCGGCTCTGGTCGGGGCTCTCGGGGCGGCTCAGGTCGCCGTTATCGCCGCTCAGCCTCTACCGCTTGCCCGAGGCGCTGTCTTTGAGCGCCCGACTCTACTTCAGAGCGTTGAGATCGGCGAGCGTGAGCGTGAGTTTGTTTTACCCGATAGCCTTATACGGCAGGTCATTAGAGAGGAGGCCGGGGGTGAGCAGAGAATTACTATGCCGGTCGCTGTCTATATCTCAGGCGCTAAGTTTGAGAGTGAGGTCGTGAGGGTCGTTCGCCGCTCTCTCCGCCGGGGTGAGATTACGATCCCGGCCGCAGTCGTGGAGAATGTCTGATGTCAACGAAACTTTACTACGATAACCGCTTAGTCTCAGGCTCAATCGTCTCGGCCTCGAGCGAGCAGGCCGATCACCCGGCCGAGAGCGTCTTGATTGAGAGCACTCATCTGCCCTGGGTCGCCGGGGTTAAGACCTCGCCCGCTCAGGTGACGCTCGATATCGGGGCAGTCGGGAATTACCATATCGGGCTGGCTAAGTTTTACTCAGCCGCCGGCGTCTCTGTCACTTTAGAGTCAGCTTCAGACTCAAACTTCACTCAAAACTACTCGTCAGAGGTTGTCAGCACTGACCCGTTTATTATCTCGAAAACTTCTATCCGCTATCTCAGGGTGACTTTTACTAAGACCTCTGATTTTATCGACTACCCTTACATCGGATTTATTTTTGCTTTCGCCTCAGAGCTTAGTCTCTCTCGTGATTATCTGATGCCGCTTCAGCGGGGTTTTGACTCTAAGTCAGCGGCCGAAATCTCTGGCTCGGGCGTATATACCGGGAAGCAGTATTACAAACTTCGCACTTATAAACTTACTTTTCGCGGTCTTGATGACTCAGACATATCAGGTCTAGAGACCATTTTATCTGTCTCAGGAGTCGTGAGACCGCTTCTTTTATCGGCGCCCGTTATCGGCGGTTTCATCTGTCGATTCAAAGAGCCGCCGTCAACACCTCTCATCTACCACGCCGGCTCAGGTTACTCTGAGGCTGAGCTCTCGCTTATTGAGGTCTGATAGTGTCACTTATCCAGCTCTTTGCTTATCCGGTTTCATCAACGTCAATCCGGCTGGTCTGGAGATGTCAGGTTCCGAGGGCGACGCTGATGCTGATCGAGATGAAATTGACAGGCGGCGAGTTCAGTCAGATTGACTCAGCTCCGGTCTCTGCGGGGTCTAAATCAATCACTGACCTTGAGCCGAATACGACTTATTTCTTCAGGGTCAGGGCATATACGCTTTTCGGGCTCGGCGGAATTAGCGATTACTCTAATGAGACCTCAGCCCGGACTTACGCTGAGCATGAGGCGCCGGGTGAGTTATCGGGGCGAGCGGTCAGCGGTAAAGTCGTTCTGAGCTGGGAAAACCGCGGCGCCTGGCAGGATTGGGTGGAGCTCTGGAAACAAGATCCTGAGACCCTCGGCCAGGGCACATGGTCGGAAGGCACACCACCTTCTACGACTCAATGGTTCTATGAGTTCTGCGAGCTTAAAGATGGGACGCTTTTCGGCGCCGGATATTTCGGGATAGCTAAATCGAGCGATAACGGCCTGACGTGGTCAGTCTTAAAAACAGGAAACTTTGTCTCTATCGCCTGCTTTTCTAACGATGTCCTCTTAGCGGGTGACGCTGACGGCCGGGTCTGGCGCTCAACCGACAGAGGCGCTAACTGGACTCAGGTCTGGTCAGGGTATATGACTGCCCGGATCATCATCACTGACGCTGAGGCCGGAGAAGGTCTTATCATCAATTACGGAGCCTCAAAGTTCGGTATTATTAAGGATTTCGGAGAGACGATTTATTGGACAATTCAAAACATCCCGAGGGTGGGTGGTGTCCACGCCCAGATAATCGGCAGTTATGTTTTTTACTCAGCCGAGAACCAGATTTATCGAGGCGATCTTAACTTCTCAAACTGGGTCGAGATAACACCACCTGATATGAGCGGGTATAGAATAGTTAATTTTGAGGTCTACTCAGACGGCGTTATCGTCTTAAAAAATCAAAGAAAAGGCGTCTGGCGCTCAACGGACTGGGGGGCAAACTGGACTCAAAAATTGACGTTTGATTATCAGTCGCTCTCCTCATTTGCCGCCCGGGGGAAAAACATTGTAGTCGGCGAAACTAAATCAGACGGCGCTCATGTCCTTATTAGCTACGATAGGGGCGATACCTGGCAAGACCTCAAAACGATTGGAACGAACACCAATACACACCTCGAAGGTTGCTATATCACACGTGGCTGGCGACTTCTTGTATCTAATAACGATTCTCAGTATTACGTCGCTAAATTACATTATACCGATGCTGATTTCTTGATTTATGAGACCTTATCAGGCGTTGAGGTCTCTTACTCTGACACGGATGTCTCGGCGGATAACTGCTATCGATACAAGCTAAGGGCGAAATGGGTGACTCTCGGGGGGTTTAGCTATTCCGATTTTAGCAACGTCGTTTCGGTCTGTTTGCCCAGGCTTCCGGCGATCGACTCGTTTGAGGTTTCTGAGAGAGCCTCTGAGTCAGCCGAACTTATCTGGGAGGTGAGACGGGCTGATTATTATCGTCTGCTTGTCTACAACTCGGCAACCTCTCTCTGGGACGAGCGACTCTATATCGACGACCCGGCGATAGTTTCAGCCGAGCTCTCAGGGCTTACGCCCGAGGTGACTTATCAAGTCAAACTCGCCGCAGGTAATGGCGGAGGCGAGGTGCTGAGCTCAGCGGTTGAGTTTGAGACTCTGGCGGCCGAGACCCGGGTTATCTTACCTCACCCGGAGCTTGAGGTCGAGGCTTATCTTACGCTCTGGACGTCGTATCTTACGCTCACCTCTGAGGGTGAAGGTATCTACTCGGTTGAGATGAGCTGTCTTTTCTTTGATGTCCGACGGGTCACCGACTCAGGCTCAGACCTGACCCGGGTCGCCTCGCTCGATTTACTTGAGGCGGCTGAGGAAGGATTTTATTTTGACATTACCTCTCGGACGCTTTACCTCAAGCCCGAGTCGACCGATCAGGTTAAAGCCCTCGGAGTTTATGATACAGCGACCACCCGGATTGACCTCGGCGATGTCTCAAGAGAGTTTCGACCGGCCTCAGATGTCAGCCGACCGACCTCTGGCGGTGTCAGGTTCTCTGAGCGTCGGGAGTCACTTTTAAACTACGAGCCCGATTACCTCGAAATTAAACTCGGGGGTCAGCCATTCATTAAATCCAAAGTCTCCGCGCTCGCTATGTCTGATGACATTTATTCGGTCTCAACCTCGGGGCCGGTCGTTGACCTCAACCGAGACCTGCCGCTTGAGGTTTTTACGAAAAATGATTACCCGGACATCTCGCCTGATCTCGAAGGAAAGGAGATCCCGGTTGCTTACGGGCTCGTTAACTCAGTCGTTCCGATTGAGATAAGCTCGCTCTCACTGGCTTTTAAGCTCGCTAATCATTCAATTGCCGAGGTTCATCAAGTAACCGATAACGGCATTCCGGTCGCTTACTCTATCGACCGGCTCAACGGCGTTGTCGTTCTCTCAGCCACCCCCTCGGGTGACATCGTCGTTGACTTCGTGGGAAAAACTTTTTCTAACGGCTCGGCTATCACTCACCCGATTGACATGCTGATTGATATTTTCTCAGCAGTCGGGCTTGAGGGCGTGCTTGATCTAACATCTCTCTATCGGGCTAAGTCAGCGACAGCGGATCTCTTTGCCGGGATCTATATCGACACGACTGAGACGCTCTCTGACCTTCTTGATCTTATTCAGCGCTCAATGCCTGCGGTCTTTTATGAGACGGGCGAAGGCAAAATCGCTGTTAAGACGTCAGCCAGAGATTACCATCTCGCACCTGAGCTGATTACGTCTCAACGGGTCACTCAACCGATCTCGGAGTTTGTCTCGGCTCTAAAACTAAAATACAATCATAACCATTACTCAGACGTCTGGGATGTCTACGAGGTGAGTTTTGACCGAGATGGCGGCGTCAAAGAGGTGGAGAGCCCGGCGGCCGATTACCCGACCTCTCAGGCCGTTGCGTCTTTTATCGCCTCATATCTTAACCGATCCCGGGTGGAGCTTGAGATTGCGGCGATTGAGACCGAGCTCTTACCCGGCGACCGGATCATCAGCGGCTCGCTCACTCTGAGAGTCGAGTCGGTCTCCTATAATCTTGACTCGCTGACCATGCGGGTCTCGGGGGTGGTGGAGTGAAGCGCTTTGTAACTGACGCTGATTATAAACGTGAGATCCGCCGGCTTGAGAAAAAAGCCGGGGGCATCAGGGTGATGACCGGTGGTCAGGTCTCCTCAGAGTCGTTTGACCCGATCAGCGGCGTTCAGCTCAAAGACTCAAACTCAACGTTTAAGACCTTCCTGCGTCAGATCGGGGGCGACACTTACCTCACCTCTAACGCTTTTTTTGACGGCTCGACCTGGCGCCGGGTTGATACGGCTAAGGTCTCGTGGGCGCTTATACTGAGAGGCTCGTCTAACTATCCGGGCGGGGCGACTCAGGCGGCTGAACTCTGGACAGCACCGGCCGGGGCTAATCCTATCGGGCTATTCGGCACAGGCTCATGGGTTGTCGTCTCCCGTCAGGTCTCCGATCTCGCTACGATAATAACGAGGCTATCGGTAGGTCAGGCGCCAGTCAATAGCACCGATGTCGTCAGAAAGACTGAGCTCGACACTCACGCCGCCGATACCTCAGCTCACGGTGCGGTGTCAGAGGCTACGGCTGATAAGATTATCAAGCGGGATGCCTCGGCACGGGCTCAGGTCGCTGACCCTGCGGCTGATTCTGACATCGCTACGAAAAAATATGTCGATGACAACGCCGGTGCTAAAACCTTTCTGGCATTGAGCGACACACCGGATGGGTATAACGGGGCCGCCTCAAAAGTCGTGAGGGTAAAAGCTGATGAGTCGGCACTGGAGTTTGTCGACCCGGGCGCTCCGGGCGCTCATCACGAGACACATGAGGCCGGGGGCTCGGATGCCATTAAGCTCGATGATCTTGAGCCACCTGATGACACGACTGACCTCGATGTCTCGTCATCAAAACACGGGCTCTGCCCGAAGGCGCCGAATGACACTACAAAGTTTCTACGAGGTGACGGGGCGTGGGGCGTCCCGGCCGGGGGCGGGTCTGAGTATCTCTACCGCGATCAGTTTGCCGACGCCTCAATACATGAGAGTTGGTATACTCACCTCACTGATGCGAATCGACTTATTACCGAGACTCAGGATGTCGGGTTAAAGTTTGAGATTAAATCAGGTGCGACTTACGACTGGTGGTCAAATGTTAACGCCGCCCCGAAGCTCTTAACCGGACTCCCGAGACCCGGACTTTTTGAGATGGTTATTAAAATCAGCTCATTCTCGGGAGAAAATAAAGTGGCGGCCGGGGCGTTTATCGGGCGCTATTTGGCTTATGGGTCTAACTATTATCTTGGTTTTGGTCTTTCTCGAGATGACTCTAAACCGGCTAAAGGTGTCTTTTTTGAGAAAGCCGGGACTCAGTCTTTTAACGAAAATCTTGCGGCTTTCGAGATTCCGATATGGCTCAAGTTAAAAGTTTTTAAACTCTCACCTTACGGCGGGAAAGTTGTTTTATATAAAAGCACTGACGGGGCAAGTTGGATTCAGCTCTATACTGAGATGTTTTCAACTGAGATGGTGACAACGATTTATAACCCGGCCATGGGACTCTTTGCAAAGACATTTACAAATACCACTCTGACGGCTGTCTTTAATGATTTTTCTATTAAGGCTATAACCGGCGCCGGGTAAAAGGAGAGTCGATGAAGGTTTCAAAATATTTTTCAGATTACGAGCTCACCTGTCGATGCGGGTGCGGGCTCTATCTCAAAAACGATGAGCTCTTAACTCGGCTCGACATACTCCGAGAGGCTATCTGTCGGCCTGTGCTTGTCACGAGCGGGACTCGCTGTCCGGGTTGGAATCTTAAAGTCGGCGGTAAACCGAGCTCAGCTCATCTCAGCGGTGAGGCGGCCGACATCACGACACTCAACGCCGGAGTCTTTGAGACTATCAAACTTTTTTATCTCGCAGTTACAGCGGCCGGATTTAATCGGGTTGGAATCGACCTCAAAAAATTTTTCATCCATGTCGACGTCGCTAAAACTTTACCACCGGGTTTCTGGGTCTATTAATCCCTCAAAATCAGTCAGAAATAGCTATTTCTGGAAATTTCAGTCATCTCACCGAAAAAGACCCCGGCCTGAGAGCCTCACTGACGGGCAAACTCGGGCAAGTCCGATAAATCTATCGTGTAAATAACGATCGCCCGTCTACGGGGCTCTAAGGGCGAAAAACGCCATTTTCGACTCTAAAAAACGCATAAAACCATCGAAAAGTTAGTATATTAAGAGAGTAAAAAAAATATTAAAAAAAGTTTAAAAAAAGACTTGGCAAACGATTAAAATTGTTTTATGCTTAATAGTGAAAGGAGATAAGAGATGAAAAACAAAACAAAAAAATTTGAGCCCGCTGAATGGCAGAGAGACCCTGAGACTCTCAAGGATGAGAAGGTTCAATACTGGAGACACGGGGTGCTCGCCACCCTGTTACCTCTCGACGAGGCTAAGAGATTAGTGAGAGAGGGTCGCTGTTTTGCAATCGGTGGATTCGCCATCGAAGACTTCGACAAGGATGACGTGAGATGAAAAAACAGATTTTAGTTAAGAGAGAGCCGATTGAAAGTTTTATCAATCGCTATCCGAAAGTTTATGAGGCTAATAAGCTCGAGGGTGTTATCGCTCACGTTAAACTATACTCTGAGCGAGCCTTCGCTTATGTCTACGAGTATAAAGACGGAGCGAGATCCCTTGTCATGGGGTCTCGCTCACTTTATAACCGCTGGATTAAATCAATCAATAAAGGTAAGGAGGCCTGAGATGAAAACTATAAAACTAAACGACACTTATGTCTTGACCGACGCGCCCCGGTGCTCTCACCGGCGCTCAAAAAACTACGCCGCTATTATAACGGGTCTGGATCCGAAATTCGGATTCAAGCGGACGTTTTTAGCAAAAGGATTCGATAATCAATACATCTTTCCCGAAAAACCGAAAGCCGGCGATATCATAGAGGTAAAAGCAATTTATTATACCGGGAGCGGCCGGCCTGAAATTAGAGAGGGATCGGGATTCTATAAACTTGAACCAGACGGATCTTTGACACCTGTAAAGGAATCCGAGGTCAAAAAACTTTTTAGTCACGTCGAGAACGAAACTTTTTAGCGAGGTCAAAAATGAGAGACGGAAAAATCAGAGTAAAACGGGAATCGGTCGCTGACCTCAAAGAGGTCGCACCCGAGCTCTATAACCGCATGAGAGCTCGAGGGATTAAAACGGCGATTACCTTGGCTCAGGATAGAGTCGAGGCATTCGTTTATGAGCATGACGACGGGCTTTTAGAGCTCGTCACCGGCCCGACCCGAATCTTTGACGAGTGGGTCAATCAAAAAAACGGAGGGTTAAAATGAGAAAAGTAACTTTACGAGCGGCCGCTAAAGAGACCCCAGAAGGTTACTTTTATCCTGTTATTATGACTGATGAGTCTGACATCACACTCAATCAGTGGGCTCTGCCTGACTATGAGTCGGCGAGAGCGAGGGCTCAGTATATTATCAATCAGATTCTCGACGCTGATCCGACTACCATCATCGCTGAGCCTGTTGGGTTTGACTCTTACTCGCTCTGGCTCGTTGGGCATCAAAAAAGTATCCAGATGGGTCTTCTCGATTCAGAGTCTAAGGTTGAGACTCTCGGTCAAGAGATTCTGAGAGCGCTCGGTGTCGTATACTATCGACCTGATCAATCTGATCCTGACATGCTCATTGACCCTCTGATTAGAGTTAGATCAGACGACCCGGCTGACCCGAGTTATGTCAGTCTGGCTGATGCGAAAGAGATGGTCAGGTCAGGTCGGTATATCGTCATGGGGCCGGGCTTAATCGCTGAGCGGGAGGTCTGATGATGATCATCGATGAGAGACAAAATGAGATCCGGGAGCTCGTCACCGAGCTCTCGGATCATTTTAACGTCAAACCGCCGAGGGTTGACTTTAAACGCCATCTACCTTATGGCTGGATGGCGTGTTACTCTCAGCGGGAGAGGCTTATCACGATCTCCGAGAAGGCCGCTAACTCTGAGACGTGGGAGTCGATCGTCTGTCACGAATTCGCTCATCACTTACAGCGACAGCGCGAGGTGCTCGAGCTTGAGGTCACTCAGAGCCAGCAACGAATCCGACAGCTTAAGGCTCAGGTCAAAAAAGACAGAGCCATGCTTTCGCGCTGGGATTTCGGATACCGCGAGTCTCAAAATAAGCCGGTCTCAAAGCGAAAGTCTAAGACCGAGAAAAAACCAAGGCGGCGTCATCACGACGATCTTTTCGCCCGCTGTCTCTGGCGAGTGATTGATCACCACTTCGGCTCGGTCAGTCAGTATAAGGCTTTCGAGTATAAGGGCGTGCGCCAGCTCATCGAGACTCTGGACGCTTTAAAAACTCTTAAAAAATCTACTTGACAAAGTTAAAATAATGATATATCTATTATTTAAATCTGATTTATACGAGGTGATAAGATGAATTACGATGAGTTTGAAAAACGGGTTACCACAGCCTGGCGGTTTAGAGAGGTTGCTCACCTGCTGGGTCTATCAGCGAGCGAGATAGCACGGCGACTCAATAAGAGTAAGGGCTGGGCTTCTCTTTTTATGAGGGGCGGCGTGACCTGCGTCCAACCGAAAACTTATGAGGCGATGAGAGCAGCTCTCGTTGACCTCGAGCTCGAGTTAAGAACTCTGAAAAATAAGGTTAGTAATCTCGTTAAAAAAATAAATAGTGAGGTGTCAAAATGACAGAGAAAAACGGAACGGGGGCGAGTGTCGGAGCGCCCGAGGTCAAGAGGGCTGAGCCCGAGCTTGACTTTAATCTACCGACTCCGCCAGCGCCGGGCGATATGCCCGTGCTAACATCGAGCGAGCTTAGAGACATCGATGAGGTGGTTACTAATCTTGAAAAGTCGATTGCCTCGTATAAGCGTCTTAAGCTCGTCGCCCTGAAACTCACCGATGAAGGGGACTGGGTCTCGGTGAATAAAAAACCTTACTTGACTGAGACGGGGTGTCACAAGATCGCCCCGGCTTTCGGTGTCCACCTGACAAAGCCCGACATCAAGTCAGAGGCTCACGATGACAAAAATGGGCGGTATCTCGTGTATATCGCCTCGGGTCAGGCTTTCTCTCGGGTGCTTAACATCTGGCTGGCTGACATCGGAGTCTGCACTCAGAGAGATAAGTTTTTCGCTAAAGAGACCGACCTCAAGACAGGTAAGAAGGTCTGGAAAGAGATTCCAGATATCGATCTTGCTGATATCATCAAAAAAGCCGTCTCGAATCTTAACGGGCGGCTGATCAGGAAATTGCTGGGCATGGTCGGGCTGAGCTGGGATGATCTTAAGTCAGCCGGGCTCGATATCTCAAAAATAACACAGGTCGAGTATAAGACAAAGACACCGCAGAGCCCTCAAGGCTCACGGCCGAGTCCTGATAATACGATAAAACCGAAGGCCGAGAGTCGAGCTGCCAGCGAGGATGAGATCGCCCTGCTCAAAGACGAGCTCTCATCGATGCTCTCTGAGATGAGCGGGGGTGATAAGGCGATGGGTGAGCAGTTACTTAAAACTTTTTCAAGCTATAATGACAAGGAAGGCAAGCCTCACTTCGCCCGCTCTCTCGATATCTCACCGGCTTGGCTTAATCGGCTGGCCCCGATCATCCGGACAGCTCACGCTCAGTGGCTTGAGGCTAATAAGAGAGGTGAGAGATGATCTACTCAGCGAAACTCATCAATGGTCTTGAGAAGCTCTATCTCTCAAAGCGTCGGACATCGGCTCACGTCTGGAATTACGCTTCAGAGGCCGGGCATCCCTGTCTGCGGTTCTTAACTCTGGCTCGACTTAAACCTGAGCTCAAGACGCTGGCATCGCTCGAGCGACAGCGGCTTTACGAGGAAGGTAATTTACAGGAAAAAGCCGTCGTCGGTGATATTCGCGAGGCCGGTTTTGACCTTGACGAGACTCACTCCAGCTTTAGATGGCCGGAGTTTGAGCTCTCCGGAGCGATAGACGGCTTTGTTAAAATCGACGGGGCAAAGATACCGATTGAAATCAAGTCATCCGCCCCATGGACGTTTGATAGTTTTAAGCGTCTATCACCACTCGAGATGATGCAATCGGATAAATTTTTTATCAGAAAGTATATAACTCAGATCGGGCTCTATCTGCTGATGACAAACTCGCCGGTCGGAATTCTGTTTTTTAAAGACAAGGTCTCCGGCGCCCCTCACGCTGTCGATGTCGAGCTCGAACCGATGCTCGGGTTTCTCGATGGCGTCTTAAAAAATCTCGAGGCTGTTAATGGCTTTGTAAAAAAGGGTGAGATCCCACCAGCCTGTTACAACGGCGATATCTGCCCGAAGTGCGATTTTTTCCAGACAGGTTGTCTGATTGAGCAGGATTTCGGTCAGGGTCTCGAGGTTATATCGGATGCTGAGATTGAGTCTAAGATTCGAGAGGCTAAAGCCCTCGAGCCCAGCTCAAAGCGCTATGATGAATTGATGAGTGAGATTAAGGACTGGGCTAAGGCTAAAGGTCGGGACTCTCTGGTGGGTGACTATCTTGTTAAAGTCAAAACCTATGAGATGACGAAATATGATATCCCGGCTGAGATAAAAAAATCCTACGCGGTAAAAACCGAGGCTGTTAGAGTGACGCTTGAGCGCCTTGGCGGTGACGAGAGTTAAACGAGGTCTCCATCCATGATCGGGAGTCCGAGTCGATACCCTTTTATCCATCCCCCTTCTTTCTCGACAGACGAGGGCGGCGGGTCAAGACGACCGCTCTCGTCTCTCCCGATCAAAAATTTTACTTGACAACGTCATAATTTAAGAGTTAAATTATTAATACTAAGTAATAGGAGGTGGGAGTAAAGCATGATCCCAGAAACACTTAAAGATTGGAAAGAGCTAAACGGGTTAACAATACAGCAAATGGCCGAGAGATTGAAACTCTCTTATAGTTACGTTGGCTGGCTTCTCAGGGGTCGATATAAGCCTTCCAGGAAATTGGCTGAGAGAATTTCGGCTGAGACAGGAATTCCAGTAGAGGGGTTACTTTGGCCGGAGAGGTTCGCTAAGAAAGAAATAAAAGATGAGAAGAAACTGGATTAAACTCTGGGTTGATCAATGTCTAAGGGGGTCACTGATTGAGGAGTTAACTCCTATACAACGATGGTTATGGATCGGGTTATTATTGATGGCTGGTGACTCGGGAATTCCCGGCCTGATATATAGAAGACTTGATGACAAGCATGAGCCCGTTGGCTTTTCAGATATCACGATTGCCGAGCTCTTAGATGTTCCGCTCTCGGAATTACAAGCGGGACTTAAAAGGTTGGTGGAGACAGAGAAGATTACCATTAATGAGCGGGGGGTCATAACGTCTATAAATTGGAAAAAATACCAGTCTGAATATAGACGACAAGAGGTATATAGAAA